GTAATAATTTCTTTCTCCAGAATTGATAATTTCTCCAAACCATAGGTTTTGCGGGTTGTCGGTGGCAGTGAAATTGGATACTAAAAAATCTACGACTTCTTTATCAGAATACTTGCGACTTGTCTTCTCGAACCAGTATTTATCCTTCCTTTTATTGAAAGAGGTAATACTGGCGCGGGTCTTCGCACCATACTTGAAGAAATCGTATTTTGGATTTGTGAAATGATTTTTTAGTGACAAATAATGTTGATAAGTTTCAAAGGGAGTCACGGTCATAAAGGAAGTTTTGCTCTAGAAGTTCGTTTCATGAAGTTAAGACGTGTTGCGTCCCACTTCAATTTTTCTTTGAGAGGTTTAGAAATTAGTTTCGTTACCGATTCTACCTCAACACCATTAATTTCACAATACTGACAGATGGCATCAATGTAATTGATATTTTCTTCAGTAACAATTTTTTCAATTTCTAGTGCAAATTTAGAAGGAGTAAGAAATTTATTTTCTATTGCTTTTTCTAATTCGTTATTTGTTTTCATAGAATTCCAGTTTATCTGCAACAAATTTTCTAATATATTTGCTGAGCAGTTTGATGTACTTTGATTTGTCTCGTTCTTCATAGACGACGCATTCTCCATTTTCGCAGGCCATAATAATTACAAATTTTTTGACTGGGATATCAGTCAATTCATACAACATACAAGCATATGCAGCACATTGCACAAAATAGTGATCGATCCACTCTCGTGGTTTTGGTTTCTTAGATGTTTTAAAATCTATAATTGCTAACTCGTTATTATATTCGGCAATACAATCAACTGTTCCAGCAATGCCCAAGACTTTACTATATAGGGAACTTTCTAAGGCATGAATATTATTTATATTATCCAGTTCTGGTCTGCAAATTTTAAATAGAAATTCTGAAATAGGACGAACTTTTGGGAGTTCTGGAATATTAAAAAGATAATTCTCCACCAAAGTATGCATATCGGTACCACGACCAGTTGATGCTTTGGTAATACGATCTGCTTCTTCGTCTCCTACTTTTTTACGCCATTTAACAAAAATCTCCTTATTAAAATGACTGGTCACCGAAGTAATGGAGACCAGTCGGAGAAGTTCTTCTTCATTGGGAACTTTATAGAATCGAACCCCGTCAATAGTCTCCCTTTGAAGAGAAGGGAGACTCAAATCAACATGATTAAACATTACATACCTGCTTCCATTTTTGCAACGATGTATTCTTTGACAAGTCCAGAACGGACAATATCCTCAACACCAAATTCAATAATATCAAAGGATGGCATTGCTCTTAGAATTTTCATAAAATCTACAATACCATTTCTTTCATTGGTTTTAGTAAGGTCTGATTGAGTAGCATCACCACAAAAACAAATTCTACTATTTTCACCAACTCTTGTAATTATACTATCAAGTTCGTGAAAATTCAAGTTCTGAAATTCATCAACAATGATGATTGCATTATCAAGAGTTGTTCCGCGAAGAAAAGAAGTTGACCAGAACTTAATAGTTTCCTGTGCTTTAAGATTTCCATACAACATCTCAAAGTCTGCATCAGTTGCCATTTGGAACATGTACTTTACCATGTTCTTATAAGGAATCTGATAGAGTGCAGATTTATCATCGTGGTCGCCAGGTAAAAAACCAATTTCTCTGGTAGAAACTAAGGAACGGACCATATAAACTTTTTCATATGGTGTCCTTTCATCAAGAACGTCCCTTAATGCATTATAAAGAGTAATAAAAGTTTTACCCGTTCCTGCACATCCATATGCAATTAAATGCTTCTCTTTTTTATATGAATCAAATAGTTGCTTTTGATTATCTGTAAGTGGTTCAATGTCTACTAAAAAATCACTATTTACAGGTTTCTTTCTTTTCATTTGCTTGGTCGTCAATCCAACTCCAATGGGTTGGAGGTCATTGTTCCTTTTCTTTCTTGCCATAGGGTAATTTAAATTTTCTTAATTGTTGAACCAGGTTGTTTTTGTGCTTTTCCTAAAACATCATTCCATCCAGGATAAGACTTACGAAGTTTGTCCTTCCATTCACCTAATTCACCGGAAGAAGGACAAGTAGAGGGATCAGACCAGTCTCTCTTCCAGTCAGGATTGTCTGCACACCATTGCGTCCATTCATGAACGCTCATGGTTACGTCTTTTTGTTCACCTGTTTCTTTGTGAATAACGGGATATGTTGCCATTGTTATAAATTCAATATAAAATATTTAGACCCATTCTAGTGCTTCTGCACACGTTGGAAACTGTTCTACAAAGATCTTCTTACATGCCTCTGCGATGTCCATGTGCTCCTTCTGTGTGCCGTTTGCAGACCTCAGAGTGATATAATGGATCCATGACCTACATGATCCCGACATATAGAGTCTGGTGGGCGTGGCGAGGGGGAGAACAAAACGAGCACACTCCTTTGCGATCCCATCACCAAGCATTTTCTGATACAAATCCATACCCGCATTGAAGTGCTGCTGCATCAGCATTTGATACTTCTGAATCGTAAATGGGTCAATATCGTCAATAGAATTCTGACGATTCTTGGTGTCTTGACGGCGGAGTTCTGGGAGGGGGATCGTTTCACCCAATAGGGAGGAATCAGCATAGCGTTGGGAAAACTCTTGATATGTGAACGAACGGTGACGCAAAATTTGAGCCGCCAGACCACGAGTAGTCTCAATCTCAAGAGTCATGAATGCCTGCTCAAATACAGACCAGTGTTGATGCTTAACGCAATACTTAAGGAGTCCCGCTACCTTCGGGTTTTCCTGGTTGTTTGGATTGCTGACTCTCGCTACATACCCCATCGTCTTCTCCGCTTCTGGGGTCACACTAATCAATCTTACGCTCATTTTTTACCAAATCCTTTTGAATTTTGTTTTTCCAAATCTGCAATTTGTTCTTTGACAGCACGTAGTTGTGCTTTCATTTCTTTGATATGATCATCACTATAGAGATGATCTTGCTTGATAAGTCTTTCAAGCAACTTTACAAGTTCCTTTGTTCTGCTCATTAGTAGGGATAACCATCATCGTCTTCAAAAACTGATTTGTAAACTTCATTGTCTTCAATACATTTTTTAGTATATGAATCTTTGTCCGAATAAATTTCCGATTTTAGAGACTCTACAAGAAGTTCAAGATTTTTTACAATGAGTTTTAGTCTTTCTTTGTCCATGTTGATCCAGACTCTCCTTATAATTATACCATAAAAAAGAGGGGTGATCAATCCCCTCTATATTTTATATTTTAGTACTAATTTAGAATTTTGCGGCAAATACGTTTACATGTTGCCTGCTCATCATCGCATTCAATCAAGCAGTTAAAATAATCGTTTACCAGATCTAGCTCCTCATTACATCGGTCTATCGTACACTCAAAGTGTCTCCATTCTGCTAATTGATTGCGAGAAATGATATTATGCATCTCACCTCCATGCGGTTGGTCAAATTACAAAAATGACGAAAGAGTTTGATCTCAGGTCATAATTGAACTCCCTAATTCTATCACTATATAGACCATTTATGTGTAAATTAACACAGTTTAGCAATAAAAATTTATGCCTACGAGTTTATACCTATAAAAAAAGAGGGGAAGCAATTCCCCTCCTACTTTATTTTCCAGTTTTGTATGCCTCGCGATTTAAGATTAATCCACTTGGCATAATGGACTCCACGATACGTTAAAAATCCAAAGATTTTATCTGGATCGTGTTTTTGGGGGTCATACGCTGGAAGATCATAAGAAAAATTGATCTTCAGCATAGCGTTACCTCTTGTCCAAAAGAAGTAACTCCCCATAGATCAAACCGATAAATGCTGCACTAAAAATGGTTCCAAAACCCGCTACTTGTAATGCTAACATGGCAAACTCACTTATTGTAAGTGTGACCACGATAGCAGAAAGTACCATGGACTTCATCAACTTCACCTTGCTTGCACTCAAACTTGACACCACGATATGTAGTGTGAGAGATTTGTGCGTCGTGAAGTGCGTTAGCCTTTTCGATCTGCTTCTTAATGAGAGTAAGTGTGTTCATTTGTTTGTACCTGAAATACTAGGGTGAGTTTTAAGTCTCCCGTTCCTTCAGTCGTTTGCGTCCTTGCTATCAAAACAATGAGGATCTGTATGATTCATCCAGTGGATGAGAAGATCAGATTTCTCAAAGGGAGTGAAAAGAGTTGTCTCTTCCAATCCTT